AAGTCGATTTCTCCGATCGGCACTACAGGCCAAGGCGATGTCGTTGTGATTGGTTAAACTTGCCATGCCTTTCGGCAAGTTCCCTCGGCAGTGATGGCCCTAGCTGCCGAGGGTTTTAGGGCTATGAAAGGCATTTATGATCGCAGAAGGATTGCAGTTTCGAGGTCAACTTTTGCAGGATCGCTGGGTGTATCATCACTTATCGAGACTTAAGTCCTGCATGAACGAAGGCTACTTTGTTGATATCGGCTGCAATGACGGCGTGACAATCAACAACACGCTGGTCTTTGAGCAGTTAGGCTGGGAGGGCTTTTGTGTCGATGCAGACCCAAGGGCATTTACCAAGGCAACTGCCTCAAGGGTCAGTCCGGTTGCAAAAGAAGTTGTGTGGTCATCGAGCGGTGAACACCTCATGTTCTACCAGCATGATGAATCGCTGTTATCGCAGGTGGCAGATCAAGGTGATGAAGCGGTCACTGTTTCGCTCAATGATTTACTAGATCGCTTTTACGCACCTCAGAAAATTGATTATATCAGTCTCGATGTTGAAGGCGCAGAGGCTGAAATTTTAAGTGGATTCGATGACAGCAAGTACGATATCACCTGCTGGACGATCGAGCACAATCATAACGAGGAGAGGCTTAGTTTTATTGTCCCGTGGCTGATCGAACGCAACTACCTGCTTAAGTTCGTCGCCTGGGATCTGTTTGCAGTAAAGGATACACACCCAAAAGTTGTGAAAGGCTAACCGATGAGTGGAGATGCGACAAACTTTAAGGTGGCAGCCATGATGACGCTGCCAAGATACGAAAACGTGTATTGCCGAAACATTATCGATGCTGCTTTGCGAGAAGTTGGTTTACCTCTCCAGACGGCACAGGGTGTGTTTTATGGTCAGTGCATGCAAAGGCTCTTTGATCGCGCTATTAAACACGACATCGATATTGCACTAACGATTGATTTCGATTCGATTTTTACCGGCAAGGACATCATGGCACTCTTGCAGACAATGGCCAACAACCCTCAGATCGATGCCTGCGCCGCAATGCAGGCCCGCAGGGGCCATCACTTCCCGCTAATGACAATCCAAGGCGAAACCAACGTGGACTGGGACGGTAAACCGATCAAGGTATCGACGGCACATTTTGGCTTGACCGCTATCAGGCTCAAGAAACTTGAGTCAATGCCCAAGCCTTGGTTTTGGTCAACTCCCGGTGAAGGCGGTGACTGGGAAGACGACACTGGCAAGATCGATGACGATATTTACTTTTGGCGCAACTGGACATCGAGCGGCAACTCTCTCTACGTCAATCCGAATGTTTGCATCGGGCACATGGAAGAGATGGTTGCGATTCATGACGAAAACATGCAAGTTGTCCACATGTACCCGAAAGCTTGGCGGCAGTGGGTCGATGGGGCAGATCGCGAGGCACATGAGGCTATAGCACCTCGGGAGGAAGAACTTGAACAATCCACGCCTTAAGAAGTTGTCTGGTGCGTACACCAGCCTGACGCAGCATACTGCCAAGACGGTTTGGCCGCTGACGGTGGGTGAACTTAAGCAGCAGCTAGAAATTGCTGATTCCGATACATCGCACGACGAAATGATTCAGAACATCGTTTACGTTGTCACGCAGGCGTACGAACACGATACGCAGCAAAAGACAACCAACGAAACATGGAACATGACGCTCGATCAACTTAATGGCGATTACATCGAACTGCACCATCGTCCTGTCAGTTCGGTCACTCACATCAAGTATTACGACGCAGGCAACACGCTCCAGACTTTGAGTGTCGATGTGTATGCACTGGACGGCAAGACAGGAACGGTCCCAGGCGGCAATAGCCGAATCGTACTAAAATACAATCAGGACTGGCCGGACCTAGCCGATCGCTGGGATTCAGTTGAGATTCGCTATGTGTGTGGTTACGGCGCGACGGCAGCAGATATTCCACAAATTCACAAGCAGGCAATGCTACTGATGGGCACCCTACTGTTTGAACATCGAGGTGAACCGACTAGCGGTGGCCTAAAACTCGGTGAGGCGTACGAATACCTAATGAATCGATTCGCGAGGCCAAGTTACCCATGAGCGTCTACCAAGGCCAGAGATCGCAGCAGATTGGTCCAATGAGGCATCGGATACTCGTCCAGCAAATGGTCGAGGTTGCCGATACTACAACCGGACAACCGACGAGAACATGGAGTTCGTTTCAGTCGAGCGTCCCTGCTGCATTTTTCGATGGTCGCGGTGGTGAAGGATTTCGCGGAACTCAGGTTGAAGCAACATCAACAGCGATTTTTACGGTTCGCTATCTTCCTGGGTACGCACCTACCATGAGAGTCTATTTCGACGGTTCGTACTACGGTATCACGCACGTTCGCCAAGTAGGTGGATACAAACGATACCTCGAACTGCACTGCCGAGTCGTCGATAACGAGGGCGTCGCATGAGCAAGGCACAGTACACGCTTTCGATGGATATGACTGAACTGAATAGGATGATACAAAAGGTCGATTCTATTCCACGCAGCATCGCGGCACATTTGCGCAAGAAGGCAATTCCCGAAGCAGTGCAGAGGCTCAATCGCGCATGGTATGCTTTGGTGCCCGTAGGCGATCCCGAAGATAAGGCCAAGCAGTCCCAAAGACACAAGCAGAAATGGGGCAGCACGCCTGATGTCAAAGATTCGATCAATCACAACATTAGGCACTGGAACCGAACGGACAGTAGTCTTTGGGTTGGGCCGGAACTTACCAATCGTGGCGGCACAAGCCCGGGCAACAAACTCTTCTTCGATTACATGGGCAAAAGAGATCGCATGATGTCGTTTTGGAGTGATGAATCTGGAGGTTCAAAGCGATATAGAGCACGCAAAAAGCGCAAACGCTGGATCTCTAAAATCATCAACGATCAGCAGACTCCCGGCATTGTTCGCATGATGATGACCGAGGTTCAGCGTGGATTTGCTGGAGCGATGAAGAAATGAGCAATCCATCGACGGCACTGCGAAGTTATCTGCTGAATAACACTGGCACCGCAATCACCTCGCTAGTTGGCTCAGGTACTGCTGCGCGATTCTATCCTGATGAGTTGCCGCAGAATTGCCAGACGCCTGCTTGTACCTACGCGACTGTGACGACGCAAAACGAACATGTGATATCCGCTGGCGGCAGCGCTGACTGGGGACGCTGTGGATTTGCAATCTCCCGAGTTGAAATTGAGTGCTATGCCAGCACCAGAACCGCCTCGCAAAATGTCGTGGATGCTATACTAGACTACGCTTGTGGACCGACGCAAAGACTGCGTGGCGTTTACGCAGGCACCAATGTCCTTGACTGCGTTGTATCTAGCGGTCCGAGGACTTACAGCGAACCAGCGACCGATGGGGGAGATGACCGCCGGTACGTGACTGTTGTTGAACTGAACATCTCGTTTTTTGACGCATAGGAGTCCTGGTAATGCCTATTACCGAAACACATGCAGACACAGGCGCAGGTGCAACGATTACGTTCTCCAGCACCACGTTTGCAGCGAAGATCCGCTCGATCCAGTTACCAACTTGGACAGTGGATGATCTTGAAAAATCGACACTGGACACAACTGCCTACAAGGAGTTTGTACCTAGTGACCTAGTGGAGCCAGGAGAAGTCAGCGTGACTTGCTTGTTCCCGACCTCGCTGACGCTTCCAGTCGTTGCAGCGACTGTTACGGAAACCTGCACGATCACTTTTCCACTGCGAAAAGTTGCCAGCACGACAACAACCTCCAACGAAACCACTGCCGCCAACATTGCTGGCAGCGGATACTTCAAGTCGTTTCAGTTCCCGAACCTGCAACTTGGTAACCTCCAAGAGGCGACGTTTGTGTTCAAATTCGACGGCGATACTGGTCCGACCTTTACCAAGTCGGTGTAACTTTAATTCCTTGGGCTAAGGAACCTGTTTGTGTATAAAATCGAACTTAAGCCTCACAAGGGCATTCAGCGAAGTATGTTCGGTCCTATTGAGGTTGAGCATGATCAGTGGATGATTTACGCCAACGGACTTCATGTTGGGTATGTCGGAAAGAGTGCAGGCGCGCCGATTAACATTTTTGCAGAGATGCCGAAATCGATGCTGCTTGAACTCAAAAAATCAATTGAAGAACACATGGGCGCACCGTCACCAATGGCGATCGCACCGACCGATGAAGAAGTAGAAAGGCACTTTAAGGCTGTGGAGGACGATGATGAGTGAGATTCTGGACCGAGAGGCATTGCTACAAAAAACAAAGCGGCGTTATATCGACGTTGATTTGCCAAGCGGCGGCTGCGCAAGACTTCAGTCGCTGAGTGAACTGGAGCGCGCCGAATACAACGCGAGCCTACTCGACAAGAAAGGCGAAATCGATCGCAACAAATTGACCTATGGCACGATGATGCTGCTGTGCAAGATGCTGGTCGATGGTGATGGCAAGCGATTATTTCTCGACCATGAGTACGAAACGCTTGCCAGCATCGATTCACTGGACATGGAGGTGCTTGGCGACGAGGGGCGTAAGCATATCGGCTTTGATCTTGAGTACCGCAAGGAACTAAGAAAAAAATCCGAACCTGCGCAAGAATGAGAGTGGCCGCTGAACTCTGCTTGCGCACCGGACAAATCGATGTCATGGGCTTTATGGAATCTGTAGACCCAAAGGTTCTCGATTTCTGGGAAGTCTATGACTCGATGTTTCCACTGAATCAGAATGATCCTGAGGCTCTCAGGCACGCAGGTCTTATGGCGATGATCCAGCGTTTTATGGCCATGTTCTCATCGGCACACGGTGTGAGCATGGAACTGATGCACGATAATGACTTTTTGCCGAAGCGATTACACTACAAGATCGATAAAAAGATGGATAGCGCATCTTCTATCCAGTCCAAGGTTGCAAGTGGCCTGCGGCTAGTACAGTGAGGATCTGATGGCAGCGTTCATTCAGTACGGTGGGATTCGGCTTGATGTGATGGTCAACACCACCGGCGTGAAGTCCCTTCGTACTGACATGGCGGCATTGACTCGGGTCATGCATGAAGCGCAGGGTCCAGCGGGCAAACTGACCCGCGACCTTAAGAGGCTTGCAGTTGTTAATAAGGAAGAAAAGGTAGACCAAGACACGAGCAAGGCTATGATGGATGCCATCATTGCTCGCTATCTAAAAAGCGCAAAGTCGGTGCAAGAGTACGAAAAGGCGATTGCGCATCTAATCACGGTTGTCCCGACATTAGAGACAGAGCTTAAGGCGATGGCGAAGCAGTACCGCGATACAGCGGAAGCAGAGCAATTAGCGGCTGCAAAAACACGGCAAGCCAATAATTTAGCACGGCAAGCTCGTCGCGATGCGATGGCCGAAGTACAAAAGGCAGAACGCGAGGCAGAGCGTGCTGCACGCAAGGCACAGAGAGACGCTGACGC